ATACCTACGACTCTCTTCATTCTCAACCATGCCAATTTTATGCTTAAAACATTGTGTACGAATTGGAACAGGTGCTGCTACACGAAACTTCAAAGCTGTGTGGGCGAATGGTGTCCAGTGATTATAACGGGCTAGGTACTTAATTAGCCGTTCATCTTGGTCACAGAAGATCCCGCTTGTGTTATTGAAACTTACTCGTGCAGCATTCACAACTGCGAGGTCATCACCCATCGAGTCTAGTAGTTCTACCTTAATCTGGCTCATTTAAACTCTCCCGGAATACATACACTCAAATCTGGTCGAACATGGCTTTTCAGCTTCATTACTTTATTGTCTGAAACACGCTTCACAGTATACAGCAATTCACCCTCAAAAGTAAGCTCATCAATGTATAATTCACCCTCTTCTCGACTTTCAAGGTATTCCTTACTACTCTGTGCATATGTATAGCTGTTCGTCGTTTTCTGTAGGTTATTCTCGCACACTGTTTCCCAAGCTCTCTTTACGTTGCAGCCGTAAGCTTCAAGAAGATGTTCAAGGTATGTATTCAGAAACTTAATATCCATACACGCATCAACAATCTCCTGCATATCCTCTTCACTGGAAGCTTCTTCTAACTCCATCACTTCTTCAAGCAAAAGTTTAGATTGCTGTCTTACTTGTTTAAAAACTTCATAGTGTGTAGCCATTGTTGGCGCATTACCAATTACATATCCAAACTTAATACAGTCACGCTTTGACACTTATTTCTCCTTAATAAAAATAGTTAAAACTAAAAGCATCTACATCAAAACTATTCCAATCTGGAAAGTCTTTACCACCAAACAACACTCTCTTGTTAGAATCAAATTTAAAAAGATTATCCTCTAAGTCATCGATCATTGCAACAAGACTATCATTTAAAATCCACTTCTCGTGTGTGCCTACAAAACCAATCATGAAAGGGAACCACTTCTTACACCAGTACACTTTACTACGATGGTGATTACCCTTCAAGCGACTTACAAACACAATATCAAAATGTTTACTAAGCTGCTCTAACTTCTCAACAGCACCTTCCATTGGTAGAAGATTATCATACAAATCCTCAGAACGCCAGAAGTCTAATGGGTCAGACAACGACTTAGCAGCCTCTTTGTATAGTGTAATGGTGTCAACTAAAACACCATCAACATCTACTCCGATCTTTGGTTTCATTTAATCTTACCTGTCAACACCAACTCCAACTCAGCCAGCACGTTAAAAGCTGTGTGTGCAAGATGAACAATATTACTCTCTTCATCTGTACGTTGCAATGGAGCAATACCTTCAACTTTCTGAATAAAACTCTTTACTTTGTGACGACTTGCAGCAGCAGAGAATTCTGTTTCAGCATCAGGAAGAACCTTCCAATCATGAGGTTTGTAGCCTTTATTCTCGGCAGCCCATGTCATAACCTTTGCAACTTCCATTACAGCATTTGGGAAACCTTCATCAAAGAGATTCATCTGTACTTTACCAATCTTACGTTCTTCTAGGATTGGTCGGGCAATATCAGGAGAAGCTTGATGAATAGGGACTTCTGTTTGTCCTGCACTCAACAACTCCAACTCATCCTCATTGAAATATTCAACAATCCCCAAAGACTCTACAGCATAATCATAATTCTTCTGATCGTTCTCTACAATATATCCAACCAGACCTTCAGGGACTTCTGGGGTATTCTTTGTGGAGATAACTTTGTCGCCTTTTACAAACTTCTTACTACCTTTGACAATATCAACTTCCCAAACAATATCAAACAATCCTTCGTGAATCTTAAGGTTGATAATCTCCCCGTGAGAGTCTTCTAGTTTTGTGATTAGTGAAGTGTCATCACTATAGCTTTGATTGGGAACTGTTGCACGAACAATGTACTTCTTCCCGTACTGAAGTTTTTCCAGTGTTCTTGTGCCCTCTTTTAATTGAACAACACTCCCTACTTTTACTTTCTTCATCATTTCTCTCCTAACATAAATGTATATTCTGTGCTTGTGTAGTGGGAGGATACGCCCCTTGCGGGGCTGTGTCAAGGGATTTCTATTTCACACAGTCCTTGTCTCACTCCAATCATCGTAGCCACCTCGAAGGGCCTTGTAGATCAAATTAGCATCTACGTCATAATCCCGAGCAAGTGTAGTTATTCCATTGATTTTATCACGCTTCTTAGTTGGATCATAACGCTTTTTAATATTTTCTACATCTTCCTTTGAAAGCTTACGACGACTAATAGAAACAACTGTCCTTTTCTTATCAGCACGATCCCTGTTGTTGTCTGCCCAAGTTCCTGAAGACAGATGTTTAGGATTAATACATCCCGGATTATCACAAGAGTGCATTACACACAGATCTTTAATCTCCTCATATGGAATGTTATTTTCCCAACAGAATGAGAATCTATGTGCATACACTTGCTTACCATTATTCAGTCTTGGTTGTGAATAACCCAATGTGTTAACCCTATAATTAAAATTAACACATTCATCTGTGTCTGGATTTGAATCCAACAGACTAATCAGTTTTACGATACCGCTATACACTTTTGCCATATTTATCCATAATAAAATCAAGTGAAACAAACATTGGGCAGCCAAACCCTTCTTTAACTTCGTGAAGCATTGTCAATCCACGAAAGTGATAGTTACCCTGATAACCTTTGTACGGCTCGTCAAATGGATAGCAAGCACCATTGATAATACCAATTTGCATCTTACCTTCAAGGGTTGGTCGGATAGCACAGTCCAAAAGCTGTTTATGCCCGCAAACAAATGAACAACCAACAGCCTTAAGCTGATTCAAGGCATTACCACCATAAGGTTTGCCAGTGAACGGATTCGCCAAGAAATGAACATAATTAATGCCGTCTACAACAGCAGGCTTAAGATAGTCGAATACCTGCCAGCCGTATTGTTCAAGATCTAGCTGTTTACTGCCAACAAAACCTTCAAACTCGGGGTTGTCATTTGCAAAGCGATCAGCACGGTATTCATGGTTGCCCAGACAAAAGATCATCTTAGGATCATAAGCCTTCTTCTTACGCTTACGTTGATTAGCTTGAAGCTTCCAAATAGGTTCCATGATAGCCCGCATACCTTCGTGACCAGCTTCCAAGTCAGCAACTAGACGGCGGCCTTCGAAAGACTTCTTACCTTTATCATAACTACTCAAACTTTCGAAGTCGAAGTGATCCCCAATATGGATAATTACATCAGGCTTCTTTGCAGCTATATATTTACCAATCGCTGTCAGGTAGTCCATAGAATGCTGAGGTTTACACTGAGTATCCGCAATGATCAAATGTTTCAAAGTTTTATTCCCCTCTCTTTAGTTGTAGGCACAATTCATATAATTGCGAATTCATTTCTAGAACAATATCCAACGTATCCTGTTTCTCCCACACAGAGAGTGTCGGAAATGTTCTACTAATCACTTCATTCCTCTCTTTCCAGTAATCCAACATCACATTATCTGGAATAATATCTTGTGCTTCAATTTCCTTCACAACATCTCTAGGTTTAAACTCTAAGATTGTCATAGCTAACTCCCTAAGATTTGATTACAGAATACATAGTAATAGACACTGAACTCAAGAATAAGTTGCCACATTAGGTAGTCACGCTTCATTTGTTATATCCACAACAAACCAGTTCAGGTTTTGGAATACCAAGCTCTAGGCAAATAGCATCCAACTGTTCATCCGCTTCTTGAAACTTCCTAAGAACTTCTGTCAGACGCTTACGTCTCTCTTTCTTATCGATTTCTGTCATGTCCATCTTTTCTGGGTCAAACGTGAACATGATCATTTGTTCTCCTCATCCCATTTTTCATTGTCAGAACTAGGTTCGTTACACTGACCAATACGCTTCAGATATTCTGTGTAGGATTCATTAGGCCATTGTAGGGGCTGGTTACTCACAGTTCCCGTGTGAATGTGGCTACTGAGATTGATTCCAGTGTATGTTTGTGGAAACTTCATCTGATCCAACTCCTTCCTCAGTAACTTTAGCTCAGCATCAAGTTCAGCAAATTTACGAAAAAGTTCATCAATATCGCGATCACTCATCATCTGTAATCTCAAAATCAAAAGAGTCTAGGCTGTATTGCCCAACAAGCATCTTACCTTTTCCGGTATCAGCCCGTTCAACTGATAAGAATTCACCAGAAATTGATACAAGCCCTACATTAACCCAAGTAAAAATCATCTCTGAATTATTTTTATGCTTAAGTTCAACTTTCATAATCTTTCCTCAATTGTTCAATGATTTGTTCACGTCTAAGTTTGACATTACTTTTTGGTGTGATGTTTCGTTCAGAAAGCCATGAACGATCTTTCTTTTGTTTAATGATATCGATTGCTGTTTTTTGACAAATCGCTTCATTCCAGTCTACCCCATGAACGTCCATACGGGTAATACAAAGTTTACTAAGGTTGAAGAGTTTGAACAGTTTTTCAATAATATCTTGATGGTTAACTTTGATGGCTTGCAAATCTTGTGCAAGGCTGACCACGCTACAAAAACCTATATGGACGTTCA